TACTTTCTTTCTCTGTAGATCACTGCCTTCCTCAACAGCATGAGTCCAATCCTCTCTTTTAAAAGGCATTACTTGTATCAATGGTGTCCCTGGTGAATACAATGTTTCTTCCGCAGGTCCCTTATAAATAAAAGGAAAGTTTACTTCGGTAAGACCATCAGTATCTACAATGGCTGGTAGTATTTCGAAGTCTCCTCTGTGGTAAAACGGGGAGAAGAAAAGGCAAGAGTACCCCGGAGGAGTTTCAATTCTCCAAGGGCTTACGAACTTAAAGATAAGACCCCCGTCAGTTTCTTCCGCCAATGGCGATCCGTGGACCTGCTCTCTCCTATGATCTGTTATTACCTCAACGTTTGAATCAGGCCAGTGAAAACCTAACGTTCCGTTGCTTCCTTTTTTGACCAAGAGTTCCTGCCACAAAGGTATGATGTACCCAGAAGTTAAAAAATCTTGAACCGGAACACACGCTTTGAGGGTGAGATACTTATCTACAACCCCGTTTATAGCCGTCACGTCCAACTTTCTTTGTGGTCCTATATGACGAGTCATATCTTTGTACCAATTAGGTACATGCTTTTTTGCAGGAGTTGGATGCTCTAACTCTATGTACTCTGGTTTTTGGGACGTGAATGTTATCTTCATTCATCTATCTCTCGATAGGTAAATCCTTCTCCTGTAACTGCTACATGTAGTCCTTTACCACCAAAGAGTTTTATAAGCTCGTCGGATTCCGCTTCGACTTCTGCTAATACCTCTCGATCTTTAAGGGCCGCAGCACAGTTTATAGCGATTGCTATGTAGTCTATGATGGCATCGATTTGTAATTGATGCATCTGTTTGAATCCTACAGTTTTAATGTCCTCTAGTTCCATCATTCTATTTCTCCCCAATGGTCTTTGATATCAACGTCGATCTTGGATGGGATTGCTAAAGGCATTCCGGTCTCCATGATTTCTTTTATTTTAGATGCCTGTTCGTCACTCTCAATACTAAAACATAACTCGTCGTGCACAGTAAGCATCGGAGTAAGTCCTTCGTTGTAGCAATCAAGCATCGCCTTCTTAGTCTGGTCGGCTGCTGATCCTTGGATCAACTTGTTTAGTGCCTTGTATGTGAACGCTCTTCGTATGCCCCTGCCCCCAGGACCCCCGTACTCCTTCACAGCTTCGTCGTAAGGCAGCGGTTTGCCTATTCCGAATGTCACAGGCTCCCAAAGGTGGAAGCGGCATCTACGGCCCATTAGAGTGCGTATCTGACCGTTCTTATCCCCCTGCTTAGTGGCAAGGTCTGCCAAACCTTTTACGAAAGGAACCTTCGTGTGGTGTCGGCTGATCAAATCCTTGGCTGCTTCTTTAGAAATCCCAAGCTGATCAGCTAGTTTTGCCACGCCCATACCGTACATGATTCCAAGGTTCACAGTCTTTGCTTGCTTACGAGTGATGTTTGCAAGGTCCGCTACCATTTGATGCAGGTCAACATCCCCTGTGTTAAACTCTGAAACGATCTGATCAACGATAGGATTGCGAATCGTGGACGGAACTAACGAAGCAAAGTGAACCAGTAACCTCGGCTCTTGGCTTGAGTAGTCAAACGATCCCCACTTCTGCCCCTCTTCGGGTATGAATATCCCCCGTATATAACGTTTGATATCTGGGTCCCGAGCAGGAAGCTGCTGTAGGTTTGGGTTTGAGGAAGAAAATCTTCCGGTAACCGTTCCCCCAGAATCCCTGCGGGTAGAGTGTAGCTCCGTGTGGATTCTTCCGTTGTGCTCATGACGCAGGATACTATCAATGAAAGTACTGTCGGCTTTGTCAAACTCTCTTAGCTTAACTAAGATCTGTGCAACTCTCTCCGGATGCTCGTTAAGAAAACTTTTTGTAAACGATGGAGCCCCTTTCTCTGTGCGAGGATATTCCATCTTCAACTTATCAAACATCTTTTGAATAGACGCAGATGCCCAGATGTCTACTTCCATCCCTGCTTCTTTCTCCAACATCCCCCTAAGAAGTTTGCTTTGCTTTTGCAGAGCCTTTTTGTTTTCATCGGCTCGATCAAGATCAACACGCACACCCTTGGTTCTCATGTCCAAGATACACCGGATCAATCCTGTCTCCATGTTCCAGACATCCCACAACTCTTCTTTGTCCAGATGAACTTTTAACGCAGTCCATAGTTTAAGTGTGGCTACCGCATCTTGTTCCGCATAATCCCCCACAAATTTAGGAGGGAGCTTATACATTTCAGACTTAGGGTTGACTCCGAAATCTGCAGCCGCCGCCTTGAGTAGCTGTTCATTCTTTCGAACCCCTGCATAATCACGGGCCATAGCATCTAGGCCAAACGACCAACGGTTCTCATCGACCAAGGCTCCGGTCACCATGGTGTCGATGATCCTACCCTTAATCTCCACACCTTCTGCTCTCAACCAACCTGCGTCATAGGTTGCATTGTGCATAATCACATCCATCTCAGGAACTGATAGCTGTTTCTTGATCCACTTGAGCGTGATCCTCGGGTCCATGTTGTGACCGTTCTCATGCCGCATAGGAAAATACCCTTTGTATTCTCCGGCAGCGACAGCAATCCCAATGATATGTCCGTTGTTCGTGGCCCATCCAGGGCCGAGTGTGGTGAGGTTAGGGTCTTTTGTTTCCAGATCAACAGCCACCTCCTTGTACCCTGTAAGATCAGGGAACTCAGTTGGGATGTTCCAATCAGTTTCAATCACGTTCAACTCACCTTTGAGTTGGTAATTAAGATCACTGGAATCACCGCTATCTTCTGTAAACAAAAACTTCTGACTCATTTATTTAGCACCTTGTCTAATCTATTAGAGATCTCTTTCTCTCGATCAGAAAAATCTGACCCCAAAGCGCTATACCCACACTTATCAATCCAAGAATCCTCATGATCTAGCCCGTTCAAAAGACGGGCGGACTTAACCCAATCCATCATGATCGCAACATGTTGCGCTGTAATGTATCCATGAGTGCGTAGTGCCTCTCGTACTATTATATTCCATCCGTCAGCAATACGCGAGAAGTTATCGTGGGCATCTCCATAGTCCTTGGCTCTCTGCCCATTGATCAGTTCTTTTGCCTGATCCAATACTTTATCTCTTTTCATAGCGTGTACCTATACTTGTTACTGGATTGTAGGATATACAGATTGTGCCGCGCTCTTGTGATGGCGACATAAAATGCTCGGTGTTCATCATCGGGAAATCTAGTGTCATAACAAGCCTTGGTCGAAGCAGTCCAAACCATACAGTTGTCATCTTCACCGCCCTTCATGGCGTGGAAAGTCGATACCTTGATACGAGGTTCTGATAGAAGATTCTCTCCTCTGCGAAAGATAGCGTCGATGTACTCCTGCTCCGCACCAGATACGTTGAAGATTTCATACCCCCCGTAAGCTGCATCTTTCAGTAGACCGTAATCTTTCATCAGTTCTCTCATAGACAACATGGTCTCTGCGGGTAAGGCATCGAGCAACTGCGTAGCTCCTCGGCGCACAACTGCATCTACGCCCTGTTTCTTTACAGACTCGTAGATCCTTTTGACCTCGGGCAACGTTATAGACTCATCTTTACACAGGCTTTCCCAAGCCAATAGGTTGTGCACTAACGTTTCGGAAAGACTAGACTTACCATTGCGTGAGTATTTGTAACCCTGTCCTCGCAACCAGTTCGCCATCTCAGATACATATCCATTAGTCCTTGCCATCAATGTCCAAGACCCCTCATGGATTGGAGCTTCAGACAGGTAGTTGACGTACTCTACCTTGCCTTCTTCCTCACGGGCAGTGAACACCTTCTCATGCCGACCAGTAATTCTTTTAGATATTGACTGCGCGAGTCGGTGGACCGACTTGGGAATGCGATACGACTGACTAAGAACCTCGATGTTGTCAGAACTTTTGTTGAACTCTGATACTTCGACCCCCGTCCATCGGTGGATAGCCTGATCATCATCCCCTGCAATCCAAACAAACTCAGACTTTTCCGCTATCTTTCTCGCCATATCCCACTGCAGTGGAGTGAAGTCTTGAGCCTCATCAATAAACAAGTAGTCCAGATTAGGAGTCTCACCGTGCTCGATAAACTTCTCGATCATGTCTACAAAATCATACTTGTCTGTAGACATTTTGTATTCAGCTAACTGTTTAGATAGCTGATCCAACTTGGCGTGGAACAAATTCCAATCGGCTTCCTCATTGTACTCCTGATCGATACTGATCTTTCTCAAACGTGCGCGATTATCTAGCTGAAGATACCGAGCACCTGACCCTCCAACCGTGGGCAATGTAACACCACCGTCTAAAGACGTGTAGTCTTTGCCTTCAAACGTCAGGCCAATCTCTCTGCCTATGTTGGCATAGTCCTCGGGCCCCATGATATCAGTAGTCTTGAGACCCAGACTATGGAATCCAAAGGCATGTGTAGTCTTCATGTAAGGAAAGTCTTTGGGCTCTAGCTTGAACTTAACACAGGCTCGAGCAATCATTTCCTCGATGGCCTTTCTTGTAAAAGAAATAACTCCAATACGAGAGGGATGAGCGCCGGAGTCTAGTGCCGCCTCTATCTCTTGTATCAAGCGATAAGTTTTACCACACCCAGGTGGACCTAGCAGAAGCTTACTGTTCTGTATCATAGTCTTTTCCTCTTGGTCGTTGGTTAACCCAATCCTCTATCTCTTCGAGAACCCAACGGCTGGCGGATCTTCTATTGTGCTCACTGCCAAGCACGATAGGTTGGGGGAAGCTTGAGTCTGTTTGTGCCAGTTTGTAAACGTATGACTTAGATACCCCAAGCAGATCGGCTACTTCGGATACCCTCATCAGCTTGTTAGAACGGGATGTCATTTGATATCTCCTTAATTGGTAGTTCAACTTCGCCTTCGTCAAAGGCAGGAATTATCCAACACCTAAGAGTAGATTTTATTTCGCCTTTCGGGCTGCGCTTAACGATGTTCTGCTTGCCAGTGTCTCCACCCATGTCTCGAATCATCTGCATAAGCTGACCTCTGGTTGGCCCAGAGAATCTACGGTGATGCAGGTACTCCAACAAACCATCTAGTTTAAACTTCGTTGTACCTCCATCCGTCCATGGCTTGCCCATATCCATTTCCTCTGGGGACATGGCTCGTACATGGCTTGTGCAATAGTTACGCAAGTGATCTTTAAACTGTCCTGCGATTGTCAGTTCCGGAGGCACTTCTAAGAAGGTCGCACCTTGCATCAAACTATTGACCAGTTGCTGCCACTTCTGAGGTTTCATAGTCGGAGGCATCATGTTCTTTTGATCCATGCAAGCACGTTGGAACAACGTCTGATTCTGGAGTTGCTCAGTGCTCAACTGTATTCTGTCTCCATCCACGTCCATAAAAAACAGGCGAGGCTCAGACAGCATGATCGTAAGACCGCCAACAGTGACAGCGTCCGGTGCATCATTACCTATCCCAAACTTTCTCGTAGCGCATACTGCAGGATCACAGTAACTCCGCATCGGTTCATCTTTACAGGTGTAGAGATATTCTTTTTTCTCATGCTGCTTTGTGAGATTTACGATCTCACTCGAGGGCAGAGGCGGACTAGCTAGTGTCCGGTTGTACCCTTCAAACTCTTGTTGCCACTGATCTGGGCTCTTCATCTTGCAGTACCGAGCCACGTTAAACAGCGTGTTGTTTCTAAACTCTGTTACAGGTCCATCTGAAAACAAATGCTCGAGGCAAGGAGGTCCATCAGTAAAGTGTTGGCGGGGCTTGGATAAGCGCATCCCCTCGAGGTCGCTTAAAGATACCCTGGATTTATCCACTGTGTCTAGAAACTCGTCTAACTCCATAGCCTCTGTCTTAGAATTAAAGGCATACCGTTGTGGTAGATCCGCGTTAAAGTATGGCATGTTGATAAAGTTACCAACGTCCCCTCTTTCCGCGATGATGGTGTCCTGTTTGGGGAACACCTCACAACCACTGTGTCCTAATGCAATGGACATCTCAGTCAAATAATCTCGGATGTCTGCAGCTTGTTCCCAATCTTTTAAGAACAAATACAAGTGAGCACCGCCCGACTTGGATCGACAATGAACCAAAGGAAGCTTTAACTTCTGGATTTTGTCCTGCATTTCGTTGTGGTTTAGATCGTATACATCTATGTCAAGCGCACCGAACTGGCACTTGTTCTCTTCATTTATAGGGATTGCTCCTACACCGCTCTTCCCGTCGATGTGCAACTGCACTAACGCCTCGGTCAATGGCTCTCGGACAATCATGCTTTTTGAATCTGCTTTTCCATTGCGGCCCACCCGTCCTACGGTTGTAGTACCGTGTGCAGATTTGGCCCCAAGAAAAGAGGCAAGCAATCTTCCTGCTTGTGTCATGGGTGTCTCCTAAAAAAAGGCTCACGCTAACGGCCCGTGTCAGCGTGAGCCAAACTACTTAAAACGGGATGGAATCATCATCCTGTACAGAACTCACAGTTGCCTGATGTTCTGGGTCTTTAGCAGCTTTTAGTTCTCCGGCAGCAACACTGCTGCGGAAGGTGAGAGCCTCTTGAAGAAGGTCACGGTCATTGACCAAACCAATCTTCTCGATTGAATAGTTAAACCAAGTACCTTGGTCATTGCTTTCCTCGACAGTGCTGAACTTCCACTGGGTTGCGAACAACGGTGGTAGAACCATGGCCCCTGTCTTCGGATGCTTAACCTTTTGCATTGCGATCTGTGTCTTCCAACGGCGACTGACCTTCAACTGTGTGGACTTCATGTCGATCACAACAGGTTGAGAGATACCATCGGCATCGATCACCAAACAAAAGTGTTGGTCTGACTTGACCAGTTCATTACCGTTAGGCAATATTTCTTTTGAGCCAGAGCGAGTAGTCTGTTGAAGAACCGGATCGGTTGCATCAATCTCGCCTTGGTAACCGCCGCCCATGTCACGCGGGATAAACTCAAGGTACTTTGTGCTTTGATAGCAGGGCAATACTGTGATGCCCTCTTCACCAGAGAACTTATCTCCAGTAACAGTGTTGAACATATCCCCTTGCTCTGCACCTTCAATGTACTCTGCTTCCCTCTTCTTTAACTGGGGAGACATAGCTTGAAGTATACGAACAAACGGGATCTGCATTTCGTCTGCGGCAAAGGTTGCACCTTCACCTGCAAACTCTAAGATATCGTCCATGATATCGGTTGAGACTGCGGTCTCTTTCTTTTTTGCAACTGCGTTAGCCATTATGATTTCCTCTTGATTACAGCGGTGTTAGAAATGAATGCCCCGAACAGGTCGAGATCGATTGGTTTACCATCAGTGATTCGTTCTTTGACGAATGCTTTCAATGTTGATGGGTGGACATGTGTCTTGGTCTTAGGTTCGAAGCCTCGTTCACGCAGGACGCCGACTGCGTCTCCTGCCAAGTTGTCTTCGCCTTTACCAAACGACACAGTGATATCGTTCTTAATGATATCATCGAGCCCGTTTGATCTGAGCCAATCGAACGCTTGATCTTTGTTCGCGACAGGGATTGATGCTGCCACAATCATTTTACGTTCTACGGTCATACCGTCTACATCCAAACGCTCGACGCCCATCTCATCCATCAAGGCAGGGATGCCTTCAACAGATAGTTTGTGCTTCTCTGCTTTGAGTGCTTTAATGTGGGACTCGGCATCCTCGATCTGGGACTCAACGTTTCGCAACGTGCGTACCAAATGACTAAGCTGTTTGCCTGTCCCTGTATCAACTCGACTGACTGCGTCAGCCTCATCGAATATGTCTTCAAATATATCGTTCATAAGTTTTTCCTCTTCAGGGTTGATTTGTGTGGTAACCTCATGCTATCCACAATATAGACAATAGTGGAGGTATGTGATGGATGTCAACTACAAATTTAAACTTAAACCTTTTGATCACCAGGTAACGGCGCTCGAGCAAGGGTGGGATCGTCCGGAGTTTGGATACTTCATGGAGATGGGGACCGGAAAGTCAAAGGTATTGATCGACAACATAGGTATGTTGTTCCTCGCAGGTCAGATAAATTTTGCATTGGTGATCGCACCGAAGGGTGTTTATCGGAACTGGGTGGCTAAAGAAATCCCAGAGCATATGTCTAACGAGGTTCCGCATCGAGTGATTCGGTGGGTGTCAGGTGGTAACAAGAAACAACAGGCGGAAGTGCAGTCTGTTAAAGAACCGTTCTCTGGCCTGACAATATTTGTCATGAATGTCGAAGCATTCTCTAGTCTCAAAGGAAGTACAGCAGGTAAATGGTTGAGTCGTGCGCTTGGTCCTTACGGGCTCATAGCTATCGATGAGTCTACAACTATTAAGAACCACAAGGCCAAGCGCTCGAAACAACTAATGAAAATTGCAGAAGGTTTCAAGTACAGAAGACTCTTGACAGGGTCTCCAGTTACAAAAAGTCCTATGGATATCTATTCGCAGTTCGAATTTATGCGTAAAGGTTTGCTTGGTCATGAATCCTACTACTCTTTTCAAGGTAGATACGCTGTCACGCAGCGTCGAAGCATGGGCGCTCAAGCTTTCCAACAGATCGTAGGGTACAAGAACATCGATGAACTTACAAATAAGATTGACATGTTTGCCTATCGGGTTCTCAAGAAAGACTGTCTCGATCTTCCGGATAAAATTTACACCGCTCGATACGTTACACTGACAAGTGAGCAGCTAAAGATGTACGAAAACCTACAGCAACAGGCGCTCGTTATGTTCGAGGATGGAGAAATGGTGTCGGCCCCTGCAATTATTACGCAGATGCTTCGGCTGCAGCAGGTAATGTCCGGACATCTCAAGACTGATGATGGAGAAATGAAGTACTTTCCATCACGCCGCATGGATGCCCTCGATGAAATCATGGAAGAACACCAGGGCAAAGCTATTATCTGGTCTAGATTCCGGTATGACATCAAACAAATCACCGACATGCTCAATAAAAAGTTTGGCCCTGGATCTGCAGCAGCATACTTCGGAGACACAAAGGATGATGAACGCAATCAGATAGTAAAGAACTTTCAGAATCCGAACCACCCGCTAAGATTCTTTGTCGGGAATCCATCAACAGCGGGTTATGGTCTAACGTTGACCGAAGCTAACCTTGTGGTGTACTATGCCAATGACTACAACTTGGAGACACGCATCCAATCTGAGGATCGGGCCCACCGGATCGGGCAAAAACACAACGTTACATACGTTGACCTGATCACAGAAGGCACAATCGATGAGAAAATTGTGGAGTCTTTGAGAGGAAAGATAAACATCGGAGCCAAAGTGCTCGGAGAAGAGGCAAGAGAATGGCTAAGTTTGAAGCCCACGAAGAAATAATAGAAACCATGGTGGACTTTAAGAAAGGACTTCGGACTCTCGATACAGGGACCAAGGTCCTTGCCGAACAGACGGGGCTCGAGGATGATGTCGCCCGTGCATTACTCAGAGGCATGAACAAATCATACTCAACAGTCACGCAGATCAGAGGCTACTCAAAAGAAAAACCCTATCAGATCGAAGGCAAGAATAAAAAAAGGCTCCTTAAAAAAGGAGCCTGTTAGTTTGGTAGCATAGGACTACCGAGCAGTGTATGGAATACCCTAACAATACATGTTAAGTGTCATGCTGTCGAGAATGAAAGTCATGTGCCTGACGTATCAACACTGACAGTTGTCGAGCCATGGACCTTTGTTCTTTCTCTGCGATCAAACGCAGCAAGTCATGATCCTCTTTTATTAATCCAACGTTCTGAAACTTTTGTTTCTCAGACTCTTTCATCTTTTTTCTAGCCATGTCAGCCCCCAGTTGTTTTGTAAATGTTGATTGTACATACACAAGTTGGGGGCTGAACGCAAGTAGTTAGATTTAGACAGGCAAGACTATGCGATAAGACTCTGTGCTTTCCAACGGTTGGTCTTCGTCGGAAAGAAACTCGTCTATTCGAGACATAGAAATGTTATCTTCTTCCAAGTGTTCAGCTAATTCGTCTGCAGTCCACCACTCAGGGCTCTCAACCATGGTGGCTCGGATCACTGCGAAGTCTTGAACCTTTGGATCTACTAAGACGGGCTTGGATTCTTCAGCTTGCTCAACCGTGGTGGCTCGAACACAGCGCCAAGGTATGTGGGCTCTCTTGTCCGCGTAGTTTGGTACGCATCTTGCATCAACCAAATCCCCTCGATCAAAGTTCAGAAGGTTTACGATACGAGCATTGAAGAATACTGCTTCCCCCTCATCGGTTATACCAAACGCGCTCCTAGATTCAGTTAAATTTTCAATCATCACATACATAGATTCTGTATTGAAGTTATGCTCCGAGGTGTGAGTGAAATTTTCCAACTGCTTACGCGCTTGGTGGTTGTTCATGTATGCTGTCCTTATCTTATGCATTTGAAATGTCCTTTAACGGAAGTTTGTCTCGTTTAATAATATTGCAAACCATTGTCTCCGATACACACAACAGGTCTGCAATCGTGGTCACGTCTAGTTTTTTATGCAAAAGAATATTTATCCGGCGAGATCTTTCGCTAATCTTTTGCTCCGGAGTAGAAGGAGAACGTCTTTTAATTCCCGTTCTTAGTGATTCCTGGTTGTGCATGTGAGCAATTCTAGGCTTCTTAATAACGTCCATTTGATTCTGTTTGATCCATGCCCTTCGAAACCTGTGCTCTTGTTCCGGTGTCATATGTTCCTCCCTTTCTGTCTGAGGTTACTGGTGAAAGAACGTAGTTCCCCCACCGCGTTAAAGATTTCATCGTTGAGTGAAGGTCTCGCGTCTTTGCGAAACCTTTCTTCCTGCAGACGATCAACTTTATTCCTTAAATAAGTAAGGTTCTGCTCCTCTGCGGGTGTTAGTGTCTTAGTGCATTCTTTCTTTAGGGACATTGTTTAATCGATCCTCTGCTGATTTAGATGAAATTTGTGACAGCATTTTGAATCCGAACTCCATGTCTTGAGGACTCCAGAACTGAGATGCCATAGTCATGAGAGTAGCAACCACATCGTCTGGATCCATATCCTCCGGCAATACTCGCATGAGATTGTGAACAAGATGTCCCTTTTCCATTACGCTTTCTGGATAAAACTCAGAGTGAGTGTCCATCATACCATCGAACACTAGAGACACAGTCCAATATTCAAACTTCTTTGAGTCTAGGTTTAGTTCCGGAAGTATGTGGTCGATCCAATCTTGAACCTCGATCCATGTGTCCATGAACGCGGCCTCGAAACCCGAGTGTTCGGTCTTCGTTGTTATTTGATACACGTTATTTTCCCTTTCTCATCCAATTAATTTCCTCAAGTAACTCTAGCTTTTCAGCCGTTACTTTCTCCAACGCCTTCAGCAGTCTTGCTATCTCGTTGGTTTGCTTTGCCATCTTGGAATGCATGGCTGCAGTTCTTTTATCAGACATCTAGATCCTCGAAACCTTCGTCCTCGATATCGCCATAGCCGTTGCAATACTCGCAGTCCTCGAGCCGCGTGTCTAAATATCCAACGTCACGGTTTATGTTGTGAGGTACAGCGTACTCTACCTCGACTTGTCCATGCCCGTCACATTCTGGGCATGGCATTCTTCGTTCTTTAACACTGCTCATTGATTTATCCTTCTCTGTTAATCTCCAACCAATTATGTCCCTCATTATCGATGGCTTCTTTGATTCTGTCCAACTCTATTTCGAATTGTTTGTTGTATCTTTGGTTGTAGGTTCCCGTCTGCTTAGATGCAGCAGACAATTTATCCACAGTCCAATGATGAACTGTGTAGATTATGCTTTCTGAAAGTCTCTCTTCAGAGGGAGCCTGATGCCCCCGTATCGCGCCATTTTTTGTCATGATATCTCCTAGAAATCTGGTTCGCCGTGTTCATCGAGCACTGGCATTCTGAATTTATATTCACGGGGCTCCGGCTTTGGTCGGGGCTCCTCTTTCTCAAGAGGAATAACCCCAAGCCTACGCAGTTCCGCCTCATCCATGGACAGGAATCTTGCCCATGTAATACATCAGCGCAATCTCTTCG